GTACGTCCGAGCTTGGTGGATCTACTTCTGCTTTCTTGCCTAATATTGGAATTACGATAGAAAATGCACAGTCAGGTGACTTCTTTGCCTTGTCCAGTATTTCTGGCAGTGGATTTACGATTGATATAAAGAATGGATCGAGTTTTGTTAATAGGAATTTCAAATATGCTGCTACAGGTTTTGGGCGTGGTAGTTAGAGTTGAATTAGGATATACTTAGAGAAAATTTTGGATTAAGAAATGGCTACTCACGATTATGTAATAGATAACTCCACAGGAAGTAATGTCCGTGCTGATATTAATAATGTATTACAGGCAATCTTAAGTAATAACAGTTCTAGCAGCAGTCCAAGTACTACTGTTGCTTATATGCTGTGGGCTGATACGACAAATAATTTATTAAAAATAAGAAATACTGCAAATAGTGATTGGATTACATTAAGAGGACTTGATGGATCGTTAACTTCCAGTGCTGATGCAAGTATCAATAGCGTTGCTGTTGGTAAAGGAGCAAACTCTGTAGCTGGTAACACTGTTCTTGGAGAAAATGCTTTAGATGCTTCTGTTACTGGTGCAAATAATGTAGCTATAGGTAAAAATGCCTTAACAGAGGGAACAAGTGTTCATAATTCAGTTGCCATTGGTTCTGCTGCTGCTGATGCTAATACATCTGGTTCTAATTTCGTTGCAGTGGGATATGGAACTTTATCAGCAAACACTACAGGAAGTTCAAATACAGCTTTGGGAGTTTCTGCATTAAATGCTAATACTACGGCAAGTAATAACACTGCTGTTGGTGACAGTGCGTTATCCACAAACACAACTGCGGCTGATAATACTGCTGTGGGTAAACATTCATTAAAACTAAACACAACTGGAGCAG